GCTGCTTTTGAAGAAATGCCTTTCTAATGCTGCAGGTGTTTGTACCCGGCGTCGCTCAACCTCAAGGCTCTAAAAATGCCTACAACAGAGGGGGCAGGTGTGTTCTAGTCGAGGCTAATAAGAATCTTCCGGTGTGGAGAGCTTTTGTTCAAGACAAGCTAGAGCAGGCAAACGCCGGGTGCGAACCAATGCTCGGGGCTGTATCCCTAACAGCTATCTTCTTCATGCCTAAACCCAAGAGCGTGACTCGTGCATTACCTAGCGTCAAACCTGACCTCGACAAACTAATTCGTGCAATCGGAGACGCTGCAACAAAATCAGGCGTAATCAAAGACGACTCGCAAATATGCGAGATTGTGGCTCACAAGGTTTACGAGGGAGACGACCTCCCTAGAGGTGTACTCATTACGCTTCATGAGTTTCTTGGGGAAAATATCGAAATATAACATTTTGATAAATACTCGAGAAACGACTTGACATACGATTCGAGTCTGCTATTGTTTACTTATACACAGAAAGGTAAAACAAATGAACGCAAACATCGAGACCATGAACATCGAGGAACTACAGGCAGCTTGGGAGGTTGCTTACAACTACTTCCTAACCGTAGGCGATGACTTCACCAAGCAGACTCTAGACGCAATCGCAGCAGCTATGAGCGCAAAGGTTGCAGCATAATGCTAGAGAACTTCAAAATCCCTACTCGCAAATTCCCTTGTGCAGTACGCACCTTTTGGGAAACGCTAAGCGAAGCAGACCAAGAAATTCTGATGTCAAACCTATGCGACTTGTCTATCGGGCATAAGACGCTAGAAAAGGCTTTGCAAAATGTCGGAGTGGTTCTATCTGACACTGCAATTGCACGTCATCGTACAGGGCTTTGCTCATGCTCGAGAATCTAAAGCCTGCAGGCAAGATTGAAGCGCGTAAAGATTTTCGTCCGGCACTTGAGTTCGACGGGGAGCAAGGCTTCCTCGTTACTGGGGGACTACCTGCTAATGAAGTGCCTAATTTTGAGCAATTCTTATTGGAGCAAGGGTTCGACCCGGAGCAATACGAAGTAGTCGGTAACCCACGCACTTCACGTTGGCAGAAATACGACGAATCTTGGCTCACGAGCTACAGGTTTAACTTTCAACGAAAGCGCAAAGACTCAGACCTAACGCTTATTTGGAAGACAGCTAAGCAAGGCATTAAGAAAAGTAAGGAAAAATCCTTACATTCTGACAAGGCACTAGTAGTTATGCTTGCAGACTTTCAGCTAGGCAAGAGTGACAGCAGGGGAGGGTTGCAAGAGCAGCTCGAGCGTATCTTTGAAGCTTTCAATAAAGTGACGTTAAAAGTCGCTAAAGGAAAGTATCAAAAAGTCATTCTCGCTGAAATGGGCGACATCATAGAGGGCTTTTACAATAAAGCCAATATGCAGCAGACTTTTACTAACAGCATTAGTCAAATGCAGCAGGTAGATTTGGCTATAACCCTTATTTGGGATTTGGTGAAACGCCTAAGTCCCTACAGCGAAATTGTCTATGCCTCAGTTGCCTCGAATCACTGTCAATTTAGATTGAGTGGGCAACAGGTGGGGCAGGTCGGACAAGACGACTGGGGCATTATGATAGCGAAGCAAATACATCGCTTAGCCTCAGAAACAGAACTTGGGGTATCTGTAGTAATCCCTCAACCTCAAGACGAGAGTCTTGCATATGACGTCTTTGGTGACTCATTCCATATTCTTGGTTTGTGGCATGGACACCAGAGTAACCGTCCGGAAAGCGTACCAAGCTGGTGGGAGAGGCAAGCCTTTGGAAATCAACCCGTAGCTGCAGCGACTATCGGGCTGACCGGACACTTTCACCACTTGCGCGTACAAGAGCTAGGGCAGCTTGCTAATGGGGGCAGCAGGTATTGGATACAGGGCAAGACAATGGATAACGGGAGTAGCTGGTATCGCCTAAACAGCGGTTCAGAATCATTACCGGGTTTGACTTGCTTCGAATTGGAAAAAGAAAAACACTTTACAGGTTCAGTATTTACACTAAGCTAATAAGCACCTTACACAGAAAGGGAGAGTCATGAAAGACTTTCTAGCAGCACTAATCATCGCAGGCGGTATCATCGGGGCGCACGCTCTAGCATGGGTACTGTACACATTTACCCCGTGGCTCACGCTATTGCTATTGGCTTGGGTATTTGGTGCAATCATTATCGCTATGCTCTCGGAGCTAGGCGTAACAACTATTGACCTAAGCAACCTACGCTCAAAGAGCAACAAAAGATAACTTATAACTTATGGCAGAGTGGCACAGCAGTAGGGCTTGGGTAAAGGCGCGTGAATACGCTAAGACTATTCTCGAGCCTATATGTGTTATCTGCTCAAAAGAATTAGTGGGGGGGGATTGGACGATTGACCACATCATACCCCCGGGAGACGGAGAACCTAACCATGACATTGGCAACTTACAATCAATGTGTAGACAATGTAACGGGCGTAAGCAAGACCGTACTGTTATACGGCAGGCTTGGCGCTCGCCACGTTGGAGCTAGGGAGGCTGCTGTAATAAGCATTATGAAAGACCTATTGCACACCAAGACAGCAGGAAAACACGCGAAACAAAAAGCAAGATACGGAAAAAAATAATGAAAAAAGACATGACGGGTGTTTTTTCGACAGCCGCGCGGAATCCCGCGCTAGCCTCAGGGAAAGCGCACCCGGGTCAGATTATTTGAGATTGGATTGAGATGATTGAAGAACACCTACAGAACTGGCTTAAAAATATTGAGCTTGGGTTAGAACAAAAAGTAATCGCAGGCTTGGCGCTTGCTTTGGCTAAGTCTTTTGACGAGAACCCACACACCTCAACTGCAGCGGAGCTACGCAAGACAATCCTTGAGCTTTCGAGGCAGCTATCGGCGCAAGCAATTGACTTTGACCCTATCGAGGAACTACTTACGCGCTAATGCTGCAACTCCCGGCAATCTACACGCAACCGCTTAGCGAAGACTTCCCCACAGACGGGGACAAGCTAATCGAGTTGGTTAAGGTTGCTTGGAAGTCTCCCGAACTACCAGACGGGCTAACACTAGACGAGTGGCAAGAGTGGCTGATTAGGCACTTGCTCGAGCGCTACCCTGACGGACACCCTAACGCCGGGGAACTGAGATACAGGCAAGCCGTAGTGTCTATGGGCAGGCAAAATGGAAAGTCACTGCTTGCGGCTATCCTCGGCGTCTACGGGATGTTGATGCACCAAAAGAGCGGTGCAAGCGTAATCAGCTTGGCAAGCTCTATAGACCAAGCTCGCATTATTTACAATCGCGTGCTATTCGTCATTCAGTCAAACCCTTTTCTGTCTAAGCGCTTTAAGAAAGCCTCAGAGTCTCGGGGAATCGTAACAGCCGACGGGACAGGGCGTTATGACGTGAAGCCTGCTAAAGAGGGCGCACTGCAGGGTATCCCAATTAGCCTATGTCTATTCGACGAACTTCACCTAGCTAAAAAAGGTATGTGGAGCGCTGCAGTTTTGGGAACAGCGCAGCGACAAGACGGAATCGTTATCGGCATTACAACCGCAGGCGACCAGACAAGCGAGACACTGCTCGAGCTGTACAAGACCGGACAGGCAGCTTCGGCAGGTGACGCCGAGCTAGAGCGCTTCGGGTACTTCTGTTGGGAAGCACCTCAACACGCAAAAGTGGACGACCCCGACGCACTGAGAGCAGCTAACCCCTCAATTGCAGCAGGCAGGCTATCGCTAGACAACGTGCTATCTGACCTTAAGACAATTCCGGAGCATGAAGCTCGACGTTACCGACTCAATCAATTCATAAGCGGAACTGCAGCTAGTTGGATACCGTCCGACACTTTCCGCAAGGCAGGCGACAGGCTTTCTATCCCTCAGACCGGAGGCGTCTTCGCAGTAGACATAAGCAAGAATTGGGAACACGCGACAATTGCCTTTGCTAATCAAAATGGAGACGAACATCACACCGAGCTAGTCAGAACTTTCGTTAATCCTAATGAGACGCAACTATTCAACGCTTTAGTCGAGCTACATCACAAATACGCACCTCGAGCGATAGCACTTGACGACAGGGCGCTACCGGGACTAGGCAAGCGCCTTAAGTTGGCAGGCTTTCCGGTTTGGCAATTGTGGACTAAGGAAATTAGCGCAGCTTGCTCGGTTGTCTACTCGATGTTTGCTAACGGTGAAGCAAAACACAACAACGACCCGTTACTTATTCTGCAGTCACCGAGGGGAATTGCTAAGTACTCAGGGGAGACTTGGTTAATTTCTCGCAAAGAATCACTCGGGGAAATTGACGCACTACTCGCAACGGTAATGTCGCTTTATGTGAGTTCAAGAGCGGAACACGCTGCAATTGGTGTATTCTAATTAACGTATT